GTACTATTTATGATTATTTTGAAAATAAACAATCTACTACTGTAGTAGTCGGTGCTGCGGTTTCTGATAAATCAAAAGAATTACTATCTAAGGTTATAACTGCATACGAATACAACAGAAGTAGTGTAGGTAATTATAAAAGCGATGGTGGAAATGTAAATGGTGCTTTTTGGGCACCAACTGCTGGTTCTCTTGAATTGGGTGGAACTTTAACAAAAAGGGTAAAACTCGAAGGAGGTAGAGGATACACAGGAAATCAAACTAAAATAGTTCATGTATCTTTTAAAGCCAACAAATCTGCCGGTGTAGGATATAGAGCAAGGAGGATAGTTGTAGAAGAGGTAGGTATATTAGATTCTTTTCATGCGGTACAAGCTGAAAATAATGGATCCCAAACAAGGGAAACTAAGGTAGGTTTTTCTATATTTATAGGTACAGGAGGTGATATCGAAAAAATACGGGAGGTAAGAGAAACATTTAATTCCCCTGAAGCATTTACAATACTACCTTATAAAGATATTTATAACAATAATGGTAAAAACATAGGATTATTTATACCTTGTTATTATAGAAAAACAGTTTATAAAGATAAAAACGGCAATACCGATTTTGAGGCTGCTTTCCAAGATGAATTAGAGGAAAGAGAAAGAATAAAACAATTAAACCCAAAAGCATACCAAGGTCATATAATTTCCTTTCCTTTTTGGCCACAGGAAATGTTTATGCAAGATTCAGGAGGCACTTTCCCAACACAATATTTAGAGGAAAGGCTTTCGCAATTAGAAAATTCTGATTTAATAAAAAAATTTAGTGTAGGTAAATTAACTTACGTAGATAATTATCAAAGTGATTGTACATGGGAGGAGGATTTATCTGGGAAGCTGAAACCATATTTAAGATTTTCGGATTTAGTAGATAAAAACAGACCGGATAAAAAGGGGGCTATTGTCATATTTGAACATCCTTCTGAACATAAGCCAACGAGGTTTTCTCCTACTCCTTTGTATTTAACAATATATGACCCTGTAGAAGCTGAAGACGATAACGGTACTTCATTATGTGCTGTTGTTGTTTTTAAATTTTGGGATATAGATAGACCTGATAAAATACAATTTAATATAGTAGCAGAGTGGATTGGTAGATATGATAGGTTAGAGGCGAATCATGAGGTTGCTTTTAAGTTGGCTTCTTATTATGGATGTAAAATTTTTCCGGAGGTAAATAAGGCTGATATTATAAGGTACGCTAGAATGACAAACAGGTATCATTGGTTGGAAGAAAAACCCACATTAGCTTTAGATGGTTCCGTAAAATCTAGGTCTAATTATGAAGTAGGTTACAAGGTAGTTCCCGGAGTAAAGCCTGACTGGGAAGTATATACAAATGAGTTGTTGATGACGGAGATAGACCGTAACGAAAAAATAGTAGAGGATAGTTTAATAGTCAATAGAAAATACATGGTAAATGAAATACCTTCTATAATGGCTACCGAACAATTATTAAACTATAACAGGGACGAAAACTTTGATTATGTTTCTGTTTTGTTTGGAGTAGCTTTGTGGGTAAGACAAAGGGCTTTAAAACCCATAAAATATGAAGCAATTGCTTCTTCTATTGAAGAAACAAATAGTATGAAAGAGTTTTTGCTAAAGAAAAAAAGTAATCAAAATGAAGTAATTTATAATCCAGCTTTTAATTATTAATGAATGGGGATTTTTAGTTCAAGTAGTAATCCTAAGAAGATTAGCGGTAGGCAGTTAAGTACTACTTTTAAGCAAAAAGCTAAATCCGAGTTTAAACTTGCGAAAGAGATGATGGATTTCTATGACATGTATTATGGCATAGACGATGAGAGAATTGCTAAGTTTACGGAAAACTTTAACTTACATTCAGGCAGGTGGCCGGAATTGGAAAAAATGACAACAGGAAGTACTTTTTCTGTAGGAAATGAAAATTTTTATTTAGATTCGGGTAAATTAGTACATCTTCCGGTAATTGATACTGTTACTAAAAATATAGTTGCTGACATAATTGGTACTCCTTTAACACCCACTGTTAAAGATAAATCAGCTAAAGGAAGGACTTATAGAGATAGGGTAACTATCGAAAAATTACAAAATTACTTTAGTGAAAAATACATACAGCCAAAAATAGCAGAACTACAAGCCAAATATTTAGCTCAATTAGGTATTTCAGATCAAGGAATGTTACCTCCGGAGGAAATACAAAAAATGCAACAAACGGTTGATTCGCAATTACAAAAAGAAACTCCTGAGGAAATAATGGAGATTTTTGATAAAACAAGAACTCCTGAGGAAATAATAGCGCAAATAGTATTAGATGATGCTATGGAAAGTCAGGATATTAAAAACAAAACAGATATAGGAGGAGAGTACGCAGTAGTAGTTGGAGAAGAATATTATAAATTAGGTATTAGAAGGGGAGAACCTTTCATGGAGCCTCTTAATCCTAAATATGTTACGTGGGTAGGATCTGAACACGTAGAGAACTCAGAGGATGGAATAATGGCTAAGTTTGAAGACTATATAACGCCTGAAGATGTTATTCAAAAATATGGAGATAAATTAGTAAAAGCCAATATAAAAACACTTGAAAAGTATTTCACAACTATACCAGGATATTCTGGAAAAAATGTTACAGAAGATAAAAGCGGAAGGCAATATCTAGATACTTTTAGTGCGGATATGGCAGTAAGGGTAGGTAAAGACCCTTATTTGTCAACTTTGAATTTTGATACTTCCGAAGGTCAGGAAGCGTTGAAGAACCTATATAAGTCTGTGTCGCATGTTTCAAGAGAAGGTTATGGTATAAGAGAATGTTATATAACATGGAAATGGCAACGTCCTATGAAAGAAATAAAGAGGGTAGTTGACGGTGTTAAGAAAACAATAATAAGAGACAGTCATTATGAATTTAACCCATTAGTAGGTGACGTAGAAGAAAGAGAAATTATCGTTCCTCAAGTGTGGCATGGTACCATATTAGGAAATCCTGGAGATGCTTTTTATGTAGGTGTTGAACCGGTTCCTTATCAGTATAATAACCCAGATAATCCTTTTGATGTAAAGCTTACTATTTATGGAGGCAAATACAATACATTCCAAAATAATGCCAAAAATGTAAGTTTCGTTGATTTAGGAAAGCCATGGAATTTTAAGCTAAATCTGAAGGCCAAAAAAATGGAAGAAGAGGAAGCTAATAATTTAGGAACTTTATTACATACTACAGCGGCATCCAAACCTGTAGGATGGTCTTGGACAGAATGGTATACGTCAATACGAAAAAGTAAAGTTATTGTATCTAGTTCACATTTTGAAGGAGCCAACCAAAACGATTTAAATGCCATTAGGGCTATTTCACTTTCCAATATACAAGATCAGGTTAATGATATTAAAATGATGGAATTTTGGGAAGATAGGGTATTTTCTGCAATGTATTATAATAAGGCTAAGTTAGGACAATTAGGTCAATACACTACAAATGTCAATGCACAGATAGCCAGTACCGGGGCTGAAAAACAGATGGCACGGTTTCACAACAGACATAGAATAATAGTATTAAGAGCATTAACCAGATTTTTAAATAATGCCATTATTGCATATAGGGAGAATGATTTGAAAAAATCCATTCTATTTGATGATTTTTCAAAAGCATATATAGAGAATATTTTAGATCCATTTCCTATTGGACAGATGAGTTTATATTTAACTAATGATTTTGAAGAGAAAAGTAAAGTAGAACAATTGAGGAATTTAGCTTTATCTATGCTACAAAATGGAGGTTCTATAGTAGATATAGCTCAGATATATTCTGTAAATTCAATTTCAGGTATTCAAGATATATTAGAAAGGTCAGAAAGAAAACGTCAGAAAGAAGCAGAATTAAATCATCAGAGAGAAATACAGAAGATACAAGAACAACAGAAAGCGAATGAAGCTTTGGCCAATCAGAAGTATCAAATGGAAGCTACGGAAAAAGAAAAAGATAGACTTAATAAAGTTGATTTGGCTACTATAGGAGCACAACAGATGGCAAATGCTAATGACATTAATAAGGATGGAATAAATGATGCATTAGATCGTGATATTATAAATAAAGAAATAAAGAGACAACAGATTGAAACGGATAAAGAACTTGCCAAAGAAAAACTAAAATTAGAAAAAGAAAGGATAAAACAAGAACAATTAAAAGCACAAAGAGACTATGAAATAGCTATGGAGGATCTTAGAATAAAAGAAATTGCGGCTAAAAAGCCTACGGGCAAATAACAACGTATACTATACGCTATATGGCGGAAAATCTTGTATGTAAAAATTTTGTTTTTTAACTTATTATTAACTTATATTTGTAAAATAAACTAAAATGAAGAACACAAATCTATCACCTTTTGATATGGAATCTGATTCTTTAATCAATTTTGTAGGGGATTCTGACTATAATCAAGAGGAAGAAATTGAAGAAGATGAAGTAATTTTGGATGAGGAAGAAAATCCTGACGACCAAGATGAAGGAGATGATAATAACCAAAACGTTGCATCTGAAGATGAAGATATTTCGGATGACGATGACGAAGTAAATACTAGCGAAACAAACCCTATTGCTATTTTAGCAAAATCTTTCAAAGAAGATGGTATACTGCCTGATGATTTGGAAATACCGGATGATATTACGGATGTACAGTTTGCTGAGTTATATAGAAAGGCTAAAGAAGAGTTAATACGAAATGATATTCGTGCTGAAATAATGGAGAAGGAGGGTTTAAATCCTGAAACATTAGAAACTGCAAAACAGATACATTTTGGGGTTTCTCCTAAAGAGATAGAAACTTTAAAACTTTATAAAGGGCTTTCTTCTATCAATTTCGATGAAGATGCAGATAATTATGAGGAAGTCGTAGGTCAATATTTATCTCTTTACTATAAGGATATAAATTTCGAGGAAGCTCTTATTAGTAGGCAAGTTGATAGAGATTTAGCTTCTGACGCAGATGAATTAAACGAGGTCATTGTAGTTGCTAAAAAGCACTTTCAAAACAGGGCTAAAGAGGTAGAGCAATCTAATAAAGATAAGGCTGCTGCGGAAGAAAAAAATCGACAAGACAAAGAAAAAGAGCAGATAACCAAAATGGAAGGATTTATAAATTCCGGGGTTATAAAAGGGGTTAAGTACTCAAAGTCTGATATGGAAAAAGTAAGGAAAGCCTTATTTGACAAATCAGAAATTCATGTTGATAAATACGGTAATAAAAGAATGGTTTCTTTGTATCAGAAGCGTAGAATGGAAATAGCATCTGATTTTGAATATTCTTTTAAACAAATTGTTGATTTAGTATTAGGTCCGAAGGAATCTAAAAAAGAGATAGAAATAGAGGAGAAAGCAAAAAAATCAATATTATCAGAATTAAACAAGGCGTCTTCCAAACCTTCTATGTCTGGTAAATCTACAGGAGGTAATATCACCAAGTACGGTGAAAAACTGATGAGTTTGTAAGTGGTAATATTTTTTTAAAAATAAAAAATTTAATTTTAAAGCGATGGGTTTAAGAAGCAGACATACAAAATTTGATATATTCACCCAAACGGTTCGTGATGTGGCTTTTAATAAAGAAGTTGACGAAAGAGCGTGGTTTGAGGTTTATCCTAATACAAAGGATTATTCTGTTCTTGACGATGTTAGAAAACAGATTGCGGCTTACGCAAAAGGTAATCTTATCGGAAAGGATGGTACCATAATGGATGTATTTAAGGATAAAGCAAGAATTGTTGAAGAAAGGAATCCTTATCTAAGATATAGACTTTATACCCAAGAAGGTGATATGAGATCTTCTATAATTAAAAATTATGAGGTCAATAATCCTACGCCGGGTCTTGGTGAATCTGTATTTTATATGGGTTTATCCTCTGATTTGTATGGTCCTAATGATATTATTATCTTAGAAAACTTAAGAGAACTTCCACTATTGGTAAGATCTTATGCTTTCCCTGACGGTATGGCTTTCAAGTATGAATTATCTATCATGGGTGAAGAAGACTTTGGAGCTTTCTTTCCTCCTGAATATATTACTTTAGGAACAAGGGTAATGCAAATAGGTTCCTTGATTGGAGAAAGAACGTCTAATCGTGGTAATGTTTCATTTAAGGATGGAGAGTCTTATATTGAATTTGAAGTTCCTCAAACCAGAATGGGTTGGGAAATGAAAGTTACTGATAAGGCACACTTGGCATCTAAAAACTATATGATACAGCCGGTAGACAAAGAAATGAGAAAATCTTTGGGTACTAGTCCAATTGCTTATAATGAGTTTGATGCTAAATTCCTCAGAGAGACCAATTTCCAAAAAGATATGTGGTTGACTTATGGAAGAGGGGCTGGAAGATTTGCAAGTAAATTCCTTGACGGTCTTACTCAAAAAACACTTCAAGCGGGTCCTGGTATCTTTGAATTTATGGAGTCGGCTATTGTACACGACTACAATCCTCGTACAGATAATTTGGATATTTTCCGAAACCTACTTCCTACCTTATGGAATGACAAGGTAAACCCTAACGAACAAGAAGTAGATATTTATACCGGTAAAGGAGGTTTGATTTTATGGCAGAAATGGTGTGAAGAGGCTGATGTTTATGGAACTATGCAAACAGCCGATATCAATTACTCCGAAGAGAAAGCATTGTTCAAAGGTAGAAAAGGAGTAGGATTGGGAGCTAAACAATATCGTTCTGTATATCTTGAACCTTTTGGAAAAATTAATGTACATTATCTGGCATTCCTTGATTCTGAACTAGTAGATAGCCGAAAATATATGGGACTTCCATTGCCTTCTTATGAATTTATAGTTTTCAACTATGGATACGGAGATGGTAGAGATGCGAATGTATATATTACAACAAACCCTGATGTTGAGCAGTATGGTTATTCAATTGGTACTTGGTCTCCATTGGGTCCAGTACTTGGTAACCCTGCTATCCATAATAGATTCCAAAATGGACTAGGTACAGAAAATGCCTATAAGTTTATACATGAATGTATGTTTGGATTGGTTGTGAAAGACCCTTCAAGTATGATTTGGTTTAGACCTGCGGTAAAACTTTAATTTTAAAACCCTACACTTAAAACATTAATTAAATATGATTTACACAGTAACAAATACAAAAAAGAACTCATTTATGAAAATGAATGGGGATCCGACCATCTATAAAGAAGATGCGGAAGGTATTCCAGTTCCTACCGGAACTTATCGTAGTAACACAATTCCGGGTACATTTACTGTAAAGAAAATAAAATGGAATGCTACTAAAAGAAGGTATGATTTGGATATTGACCCAAAAGTTTTGAATGATTTAGTTTCTGAAATAGGTTTTTTTGATAAGAACGGAAATCAGATAGTTAAGGCTAATATTAATAATGAGATGGATCCATTCTTTTCTCATCCAGAATTATCCTTTAAAATATCTAATGGTTCAGAGTCTATTGATGATACAAATCCTTTACAAAGGTTGCAGTTGATATGGATGAAACAACAACCTGAATATCAGATGAAAGGCGATGCAGTAAATCCAGCTTTAAATGCCTTAAAAATGTATACTATTACTACTGCTGCTATTGATAATGATATTCAAGAAAAAATTGTAGATCAAGTTTTAGAAGCGAATGCATTGCTTTCTGCTATGACGTATGACCTTCAATGCAGTATACTAAAAGCCATGGGAATTGCGGTAAAAGATGCAGAACCTGGTATAGTGAAAGCAACCCTATTTAGGAAGGTAACTGATGATAAGAACCTTTTAGTGCCGGGGACAAGTAAAAAGAACATTGATATGTTTTTAGAACTGGCTAAAGCAGATACAGCTACTATAAACTTGAGAGGTATTGTTACTATGGCTAGAGAGTACGGTATTATATCTAAGAATAAAAACGGTATTTATCGTTATGGCGAGATAGAATTAGGTAGAACAATAGCTGAAGTAAATAAATTTTTAGGAGAAAAAGATAACTACGATGTTCTTAACAGAGTCACTGACGAACTTAGAACGAAGGGAGTATCTGTTTAATACTAAATAATGATTTCCGCAAAAAGACTTGTAAATGAATTTGATAGGAAGTTTGATAGATTTGATGGGCAATATAAAAAAACGCTTAGATTAGAACACAAACTCGCCATATTAAACGAAGCTTTAATGACTTATTTTAATAATAGAGTCAGGATAGCAGAAACAAATGCACAGGTCAGGGAAGATTTACGACCTTTAGAAGTAAAGGAAAAAGAATTAAAAATACGCATTCGTAAAGACGAATATGATATAGCTGAAAATCCAAAAGATTCTTATATGATTCTCAGGAGGAAGGTTGTAGCAAAGCGTGAAGGATGTAAACCAAAAGAATTGCCTGTTTATTTATTTCAAACAAATGATTTAAACAATGCTTTAAAAAATCCTTTTTGGAGGAGTTCATTTGAATGGGAACAAATAATAGGCGATGAAGGTTCCGGAGGTTTATATTTGTGGCATAATAAAGAGTTTGATATCGACAGGGTTTTTGTGGATTACTATAAGACTCCAGCTGTTATAAAATGTGCGTCATGCACAGTTAATGGTCAGTATGAGGATCTTGACGGTAATATTGTAAAAACAGATGTTGGTATAATATTCGATTCTACTGTAGTCATGAACGATATAATTGATATAGCTGTTCTTATAGCTAGAAGAGATTTAGGAGATTCTACGGATTATGCTACAGCTTTAAAAGCTAAATTAGAACTAAAAGAGTTAGATACTAAATACTAGTGGTTAATAAATTTTTTAATAATTATAAAATAAAGAAACGTGGGTAATTCATTCGCAAAGCAAACCTATATTGCAACTAAAGGAAATTTAGCCGTAAAATCTGCTGGACTTCCAGTGTTTACCGCAGGAAGCAAAAAACCTAACGTAATGTCAGGTGAGCTTGTGGTATTTAATCCGGATACGAATCTTACTGTATCTGCTGCTTCTATTCCTACTCAAAGTAAGGTTGTAGTGGCTGTAGGTGTAGGGCCAGATAATCAAATAGCCGATACTCTTCGATACATTGGAGATGGAATTAATCTATGTGAAGACAAAGTAGAAGCTTTGGTAACATCTCCTGTCTGTGGTACACCTCAAGTTGTGGATGTATTCTTTGATGGTACAAAGTGTAGAAAAGGTTACGGTATTAATGTTCTATTGGACGATTATATTGTAAGAAGTAATAATCCTCAGAATGATTATGCCATTTATCCGTACAGTGTTGTTAACCCTTGTGGTACTAACTGTGATTGTAATGATACGGAGTCTTGCGAAAAATTAGTTTGTGCTTTTGTAGACCAAATAAATGGTAAAACAGATACTGATGCTCGTAACATAGCTATTTTCCAAAATAGAAAAGATGATTATCAATATCAACCTTTCCGTGCTGCAAGACTTTGGAACAGTTCTGGTTCCGTTAAAAAGTTTGTTCTTACTCCTGACAATAGTGATTGTGCTGGATGTAATAGCATCCCTGCTATTACAGGTATTTCTATTGACGGGAACGAAACTGAATTTACTGCCACAACAGCGGTAGTTGACGGAGATACTGTTACCTTGGTAGGACAAATTGAGAGAGTTATACAACTTATAAATGAGGCTTTGAAGCCTTCTGGAGGTTATGCTCACCTATCTAGGAGTATTAACGGATGTTGTGGTTATACAATTGAGATGACTACATGTGCAGAAGTGGTTAAATTACTTTCTGGAGAAAATGCGGATATTGAACCTACTTCTTCTGTCAATCCTTTCACAACATTTACTACTGCTGATGTTTGTGCAGGTTGTGATTCTGAAGACAATGTTTCTTCGCCTACTTGCGGTTTCAGGCTTTATATTGACCCTCTAACTGTAGATTGTCTATGTGATTTCCCTCCTAATATTACT